GAACAAGGAACGTCGCGATAAAATGCGTAGGTGGTTCAAGGGGGCGTTGCTCCCTTGTCTTTCTGATCGTGGTATTGTGAGAATGGTGGGAACCATCCTGCACATGGACTCCTTGTTGGAGCGCCTCATGCCGGGAGATTCTGAAAAGACTACCCACAGGGTCGGGTTGAAGACCTTCTCCACACGGAGGGGTATGTGGAAGTCTGTTAAGTATCGAGCACACAACGAAGACTTCTCTGAGTTGCTGTGGCCTGAGAAAAAGAGTGCTGACGACTTCCGGCTTCTTTACGAAGAAGCTGTTAGGGACGGCACCACAGACATTTACAGCCAGGAATATTTGAACTACCCTCTGGATGAAGCTGTCTCTTTCTTCAAGAAAGGGGACTTCCTGAAAGCCACTGAGGAAGAGCAGAAATTTAAGCTCAACTACTATGTAACAGCTGACTTGGCTATCTCCGAATCAGAAAAAGCAGATTACTCTGTGTTTATTGTTGCAGGTGTTGACGAAAACAAAGTCATCCACATCAAAGACATCATTAGGGAACGCCTAGACGGCAGGGACATTGTGGACACTTTACTGTCCTTACAGCGAATTTACGAGCCCGAGGCCGTGGGGATTGAAGAAATGCAAGTCTCCAAAGCCATCGGGCCCTTTTTGCGTGAGGAGATGGTTAAAACTAACACCTACCTATCCCTTATCCCACTGAAACATGGAGGTAAAGATAAAGTGGCCCGTAGCCGCTCCATCCAAGCCCGTATGCGGGCACATGGTGTGCGCTTTAGCAAGGATGCTGACTGGTATCCGTCCTTTGAAAATGAATGTTTAACCTTTCCTCGTGGTAAGCATGACGACCAAGTTGATGCCTTTGCGTACTTGGGACTAATGCTTGATAAAATCATTGAGGCCCCAACGAAAGAAGAAGAAGACGAGGATGAATATGCAGACGAACTACGAGGATCAGGGTATGATGGCTCCGGCAGGAATGGAACCACCGGCTACTGAAGCTCCGCAGAAGTCCTTCCGAGCCCTTCTGGAATCAGTTAACATTGCTGAATCGTTGACGGAAGAAGAACTTGAAGAAATTGGTGCTGATGCCAAGCAAGGATACGAAGTAGACAAGGAAAGTCGCTCTGACTGGGAAAAACAGGCAGATGAGTGGACTAAACTTGCAGCTCAGATACAAGAGCAACGTACCTTCCCTTGGCCGGGTGCTTCCAACGTAAAGTATCCTTTGATGACCACTGCTGCCATGCAGTTTGCTGCACGAGCCTACCCGTCCCTGGTTCCATCCAACGGCGACGTGGTTAAGGCTAAGGTCATTGGTAAAGACCCCACTGGAGAGAAACTAGAACTTGCTACCCGTGTTTCAATGTACATGAGTTACCAAGTGATGCATGAGATTCCTCACTGGGAAGAGGGAATGGACAAGATGCTAATTCAGCTTCCTGTTATTGGCATGATGTTCAAGAAGACCTATTGGGATTCCATCAAGAAACGTCCTGTCAGCGAAATTATCTCTCCTAAGAACCTAATTGTCAACTACTGGGCTAAGTCTCTCGAAACGTCTGAGCGTATCAGCGAAGAGATTGAGATGAGCCCCCGCATCCTGAAAGAGCGGCAGCTAGCTAAAATCTTCTTGGACGTTGACTTGGGTGATCCAGTTATGCCAGAAGACTCTAACACTGGCGTTCAGGATGACACAACCCCCTACCAACTGGTAGAACAGCACACGTTCCTTGACCTCGACGATGATGGTTACAAGGAACCTTACGTCGTGACTTTCCATAGAGACACAGGTAAAGTCCTGCGTATTGTGGCTCGCTATGACGAAGACGGTATCACCATGAATGATGAGGATGAGCTGATTCAAATTGAACCCACGCAGTTCTATACGAAATTCGGCTTTGTTCCTAATCCTGATGGTAGCTTCTACGACATCGGTTTTGGGTGCCTTCTTGGCCCACTTAACGAGTCTGTGAACACTCTTATCAACCAGCTCATTGATGCTGGTACACTGAACAACCTGCAAGGGGGTTTCTTGGGTAAGGGTTTGCGGCTTCGTATGGGTGAGTATGGTTTCCGTCCTGGTGAATGGAAAGCAGTCAATTCCACTGGCGATGACCTTAAGAAACAAATCGTTCCTCTGCCTAGCAAGGAACCTAGTGATGTCTTGTTCAAGTTGATGGGCAGTTTGATTACCTCTGGTAAGGAACTGGCCTCAGTTGCTGAGATTTTCACAGGTAAGATGCCCGGTCAGAACACTCCTGCCACTACTACGATGGCTACCATCGAGCAGGGTATGAAGGTCTTTACGGCTGTGTACAAGCGCATCTTCCGTAGTTTGACAGAAGAATTTAAAAAGATTTACGACATTAATAAGACGTACCTCAACCCACAAACATACGCCGAAGTGGTGGACGTTACTGTGGGTCCCGACGATTTCAGCGGTAAGTATGAAATCTGCCCCGGTGCTGATCCCACTGCGGTGTCCCAGACTGAGAAGCTGATGAAGGCTCAAGGTCTTATGGAATTGCTTCCGACAGGTATGTTGAATCCTGTGGAAGTAATTAAACGGGTACTAGAGGCACAAGAACAGCCCAACTGGGAACAGCTGCTTAATGCACAAGTTGCTCAAACTGGACAAGCTCCAGAACCTCCTCCCGATCCAAAGCTGCAAGAGATGCAGATGAAGGGTCAACTGGAACAGCAAAAGATGCAAATGCAGATGGAAGCCCAGAATCAACGTGGGCAGTTGGAAGCTAGGGACAAAGAAGTCCAGCTTGCAATGAAGGCGCAAGAACATCAGATGAACATGCAACACAAACAGGACATGGCAAAAGTGCAGATGGCCGAAGCAGTTCACAAACAAAGAATCTTCTCTGCTAAAGAGCAGGCCGACCTTAACCAAAAGGTCATTGCGGGTAACCAAAGCCTGCTACAGAGAGATGCGGAGCATCGTCAAAAGATGCAACAAGCTAAATCTCAACCCAAAGGGGCTAAAAAGTAAACCATGAGTATCAAGTCTGAGTTTCTAGATTGGAAGCAACATCCAATTACCAAACGAGTGTTTGCAGGTCTACAAGAGCAGGAAGGTATGATGGCAGAGCAGCTAGTTTCTGCTGCCGGTATCGACTCTCTCGAAGATCGTTATAAAAGTGGATACATCGCGGCACTCCGTGACGTATACCTAATTCGTCTAGAAGACGAGGAAGACACACAATGATTGTACCGTTGATTCATCACGTTCTAGTTCTCCCTGAGAAACTGGAAGAGTTTAACAAAGACATTCAACGAGCCAAGAACATGGGTCTTGTTATTCCTGAATTGGAAGACATGAAACGTGCCCAAGCTTCGGTGGATCGTGGAGTAGTAGTAGCACTCGGAGCAACGGCCTACCGAGACTTCGATATTGAACCCCCTGTTCAAATCGGAGATGTTGTTAACTACGCACGCTTTGCTGGCAAACTAATCGAGGACCCTGAAACGGGAATCGAGTATACTTGTCTAAACGATGCTGATTTGATTTGTGTCATTAAAGGATAATCATGGACGAAAATAATAGCGCTCAAAATGAGCAGACTCAAACCGAGTCTTCCGCACCCGAACTCTCCCCAGTAGAACAAGAAGCTCTTGGTTCTGGTTGGGTCCCTAAAGAAGAGTTCCATGGTGATGAACATAAATGGGTAGATGCTGCCGAGTATCTCCGTCGAGGAGAACTCTTCCGCAAAATTGATCTTCAAGGTCGAGAGGTCAAAGACCTTCGTCGAGCCTTGGTAGAAATGAAAAAACTTCATGCTAGTGTTCGTGACGTTGAATACCAACGAGCTCTGGACACCTTGAAGTCTCAAAAGAAATCAGCCCTTGAGGAAGGGGATGCCGATGCGGTGATTGCCGCAGATGAACGCATCATGTTGGTCCGAGAGCAGCAACTGATTGCTGCCAATGAGCCTGTAGACATTCCAGAACAGTCTGGTGCAAATCATCCCGAGTTTGTTGAGTGGACAGCACGAAACAACTGGTATGTTGCCAATGCCCCTATGCGAGCATTTGCAGACGCACGTGGAGTTGAGCTACAGGCAGAAGGGCTAACCCCCACCCAAGTGCTGAAGAAGGTTGAAGAAGAAGTTAAAAAGGAATTTCCAAATAAGTTCCAGAACCAACGACAGAGCCGTCCTAATCCCGTTGAGGGTGGGACCCCCCGTGGTAGTTCTAGCTCCTCTTTTCAACTAACGCCCGAAGAACGGCGAGTCATGAACACCTTTGTCCGTCAAGAGGTGATGACGGAGAAAGAATACATTGCAGAACTCAAGCGAGTTAAAGGAATCTAATATGTCCGACAAAGAACTTTCAAAAGAGCCGAGTGGCCGTCCGCAGCGCACCCCCGTTGGTCAGCGGAACATCCTTACTGTGAAGGGTAAAGACCCTTCCTACGTATATCGTATCGTAAACGATATCGACGATCGAATCGAACAGTACAAAGAAGCTGGTTATGAAATCGCCTCTTCTAAATCTGTTTCTGTTGGGGATAAGCGTGTTAACGCTGCAACTCCAGAAGGCTCCGGCAAACAGCTCTCCGTTGGACAAGGTACTAAGGCTTACGTTATGCGTATCCCTAAAACCTGGTATGATGAGGACCAAGCCGCCAAGCTCACTCAAGTTGCTGCTGTCGAACAGGCCACCCGAGAAAAAGCTCTTGATGGTACATATGGGGAATTCAAACTCTCCCGAGACTAACTTTGTCTTGCTGTGCCATTAGGAAAATCTAATTGCTAAATGGAGAAAACTAATGGCAAGTGTTTCGCGTATTAGCGGGCTTCGTCCCGTAAAAACGTCGAATGGTACCCCTTATGTGGGCCAGTCGAACGTTTATTTTGTTCCTGCCTCTAACGCAGATGTCATCATGGTTGGTGATGTGGTTAAACTCGCTGGAGACTCTCGTAGTCCCACTGGTGTTCAGACGGTTGCCCGTCACGCCGGTGGTGCCACGGAAGCTGCTGTCGGTGTTGTGGTTGGCATCCTGTACACGGGTGTTGGCGACGTAGCTAACGTCCCTCCGGTCACTGACCTTAACACTCCGGTGTATCGTCGTGCTTCTACGGACCGTTATCTGATGGTTGCTGATGATCCTACTCTCATTTTTGAGACTCAGACGATGGGTGCCACTCTGGCGGCTGTTGACATTGGTCTTAACTGTGAAGTGGATGTGACTGCTGGTTCCACCAGTTCTGGCGCATCTGGTATGGCTGCTGATCTGTCTACCAAGGCAGCTACTGCTACCCTGCCGTTGAAACTGGTTGGTTTCCCGCAGCGTCCTGATAACAACATCGGCGACGCCTTCACTAACGTGTATGTGCGGATTAACAACCATCAGTTCAATGCTGGTACCGGCTCCGCTGGCGTCTAATAGTTAGGAAGGAATAGAATGTCTGTTATTAATAGTGGCTCTTTTGCAAAAGCCCTCTGGCCCGGCGTAAACGCTTGGTACGGTAAAGCATACGCTGAGTACCCAGTTGAGTACACGTCGCTGTTCGAGAAGCATTCTTCTAGCAAGGCATGGGAAGAGGACGTGGGTACTTCTGGCTTTGGTCTGGCTGTTCAAAAGAGTGAAGGTTCGCCCATCTCTTATGACAGCGAACGTCAAAGCTTCATCTCGCGTTATCAACATACCGTGTTCGCGCTCGGTTTTGTTATCACGCGCGAAATGATGGAAGATGACCAGTATGATATCGTGGGTAAGCGTAAGTCTGAAGGCCTTGCCTTCTCGATGCGCCAAACCAAGGAAATCATTGGTGCCAACGTGTACAATCGTGCATTCTCTGGCTCGTATCTGGGTGGTGATGGTGTGTCCCTGATTTCGGCTTCGCACCCGAACATCAAAGGTGGTACTTGGTCTAACCAGATTGGTACGGCTGCTGACCTTTCTGAAGCATCTCTTGAGCAAGCTTGTATCGACATTGCTGGTTTCACCAACGATGCCGGTCTTCTGATTGCTGTGCGCCCCGAAACGCTCATCATCCCGCGTCAGCTGATGTTTGAAGCAAAGCGTATCCTGAATACGGATGGCCGTGTTGGTACTGACCTGAACGATCTGAACGCACTCAAGACTCTTGGTGTGATTCCGAAAGTGGTCACTAACCACTACCTCACTGATACGGATGCTTGGTTCATTCGTACCAACGTGAAGCATGGTATGAAGTATTTCGAGCGTCGTGCTGACAGCTTCGAGATGGACAACGATTTCGACACCGAGAACGCCAAGTTCAAGGCTACGGCTCGTTACTCCTTCGGCTGGACCGATCCTCGTGGCATTTATGGGTCTGCTGGAGCTTAACGATGGCTTTTAACTACTCCGATACCCGTGTAACCGCAACCAGTAATAATAAGAGTGTTCACGTTAAATCTGTGAAACTCTCGTTTGCTGATGTGGTGACTGGTGGAGTAGCTTCGGTGAAGGCGGTGCTTCCTGCATCGTCTTCTATCCTTGAATTTCGTTTTTGGAAAAAGACGCAGTTCTCGGGTAACGGCATCACGGCAGCTACGCTGTCCATTGGTGTTACCGGATCAGCTACTTCTTTTGTTAACGCTGCGGACGTTTTGACCCCAGCAGCCGGTGCGTCTAGTATTCTTACGTCTACTACCACTCACCAAGACTACGACAGTAATGCTCGTAGCGACATTAGCCTTCTGTTCACAGGAACAGCAACGACGGGTAACCCCACGGCTGGTGAAGTTTACGTAGACATTTACTACGTAGAATAATCAAAGAGGGGGCTTGGAAACAGGTCCCCTTTTCTTTTGGAGATTTTATGGCTGCTTATCGTACTGCTGATGCCACCGTCGCTGCCCACGGGGCTTTCCTAGTCACCCCAAGTGACGCTACTATTATTCCAGTTACACGTGCCCTCTATATTGGTGGTACAGGTAACATCAACGTTCGAATGGCTGACACCCAAACCACATTGTTTACTGCCGTACCTGTGGGAATCTTTCCTATTCAGGTTGACCAAGTACTGTCTACCAGTACCACGGCAACTAACATTGTTGCTCTCTATTAAGGAACACCATGATCGGTTTTGGCTTAGGCCTTACACATAAACAACGCTACGGAAGTGGTATCACTTTTACAGGCAATTTGTTAGTTGACGGTAATCCTATCATCATTGATACGTTTACCATTGTTTTTGCATGAGGTAATCTATGGCCGTAACCGTAAACGGGGGCGCACCCTCAGCACCACAAATTTCTGAGTTTCAGTCAGTCTTTCAACTTGCACCTTCTTCTCATGTAAGTTCTGGTGGAGCTGCTCACGCTAACGCTGTAGCTGCCGGTGCTGCTGGTTTTATGACGGGTGCTGACAAGACCAAATTGGACAGTGTGGCTTCTGGTGCCACCGCTAATAGTACTGACGCCTCTCTCCTAGCCCGAGCTAACCATACAGGTACTCAGACAGCTTCCACCATCAGTGACTTCAACTCCGCTTCACGTGCCCAAACCGAAGCAGAACTGATCGCTGGTACAAACGTCACCATTACTCCAGGTAGCTCTGGTGCCACTCGCACGTTGACTATTGCCGCCGCCGCGGGCGGTGCAACAAACCTTAGCTATACTGCTGCCACTCGTGTAATTGCTAGTGACACTGGTACGGATGCTACCCTTCCGTTGATGTCTTCGGGTGACGCGGGCCTTGTGCCGGCCTCTGGTGGCGGCACTACCAACTACCTGCGCGCAGATGGTACTTGGGTAGCCCCTTCGGGTGGTGGTAGTGTTACTAGTGTTGGAATGTCGGTTCCAACCGGCTTGTCCATTGCAGGCTCTCCTGTCACCGGTTCAGGTACTCTGGCTGTCACTCTTACTGCTGGATACGTGATTCCGACTCAAGCCGCGCTGGACGCCAAACTAAATGCTGACATTGCGACAGATATCACTACGACGCTGAGTGTTCCAGAAGAAAATGACGAGTATATCGTACTCGATGTGTCCGCTGCTGATGAACCTAAAATTGTAACTACTGGGGGGCTCCGTACCCGTCTTTCTACTACCCCAATTGGCACTGCTCTGGGTACTACTGGAAGCGTGGCTCTCGATTTTTCTGCCTTAACTGGAACACAGCAGTCTATTACCGCTACTGGAAACATTACGTTTACTACCGCTAACCTTGCTGCTGGGCGTTCTCTTGAGCTTCGTATTGCCGCCGGGGGTTCCTCTAGAACCCTAACGTGGCCGGCTTGGGTTGCTTTTGGTGCGGCCCTACCCACGACCCTTGCTTCAGGAGCAGTACTTAGGCTGACTCTTTTTGCCAACTCAACTACGGACGGTAGTGTGGACGCTGCCGCTGCTGTGAGCGTATGAGGTTTAAATCCATTCCTTTTTTAGTAATGGCTACTCCAGCAGCCCCTCCCCCTAGTGGAGGCCTAGTTAGATTCTCGTCTTTGACGACAATGACAGAAACGGGAAATGGAACTACCGGGTGGATTTATACCGCAACGTCAGCTAACGGGCGTGCGGGGGGATCAGACTTTTCTCTGGCTTCGGGGATAGCTGGAACCTTTGCTGTTCAAACTGCAACCGGAGCAGTGTCCCCTTTGGTTGGTATGTACCCCGCTTCCACTGGAACATGGGACACGGGTATCTACGTAATTGCTTATCCTTCTGGACCAGATTGGTTCCTCAATGACGCGGCGTTTGGTAATTTAGTGACTACTGCACGAACTTATTCCGAAGGTGATTGGGTTCGTTTTGTGTTTGGAACGGGCAATACCTTTACTGTGGATATTGCCCGAGCTGGCGCGCCAACTACTTGGCTCTCTTTGGGGGGAGGCACCATAACACGACCTGCCACTCTTTATCCCCGTATGGAATCATTTGGAGGTTCTGGGGCGGTATTCACAGCTCCACAGGAATCTTAAAATGCCTTTATATCAGATTGGAAACAGGCTCGTTGGTATTAGTGCTTCTAGTTTAGTGGGTTGGTCTGAGTCCCCAGCAGCTCCTAGAGCCATTGTCTCTATTGGAGAGAGTAACTCAGGGGGCCAGGGGGACGTGGCAGAGCTTGACTCTGGACTCCGTGCTCCAACAAATAGAGTTAAAATTTTGATTCATTCTACCGGGTTGTTTGCTGATTTGGACATAGGTACAAACAACAACCAAGGCCATGCGGGCCTGGATGCAAGTTATCACGCATGGGAAGCCGGTTTAGTTCCTTATTTGGACGCGAATCCCGGTCAAGTAGAACCCATGTATTTAATTCAATGTGGGCAGGGAGGCAGCTTCCTTTCCCAGTGGGTGCCTGGCCAATCAGCTTATGACACTGCTGAAGATCGCATTACACAGGCCAAGGCCGCGTTTGTCACACTAGGCATCACGCCTGTTTGGGAAATATGGTGGACGCTGGGGATTAACGATTTTATTGACACTGTGCCCCCAACACCAGCAGCCTACAAGGCTGCTTGTATTACAATGCTTGGTCAGTTTAGGGGCATGATTGGAAATGGAACAGTCACTCGTATCCGTTCTCCTGAATTCATGTCAACCGTCAAAACCGCTTTTCCAACCCAATGTGCTGCACACGAAGAACTTGCTGTTGACGTGACAAATTTTCAAATAGTAGACACGGCCGGTCTTCCACTAGACGATGATTACCACTGGTCCAGTGCTGGACAGGTCTCCCTGGGCCAACTCATGGCTGCTAATTAAAAACAAACATGAAAAAAATAACATTTCTTCTCGCTTCTTTTATAACTACCTTAGTCCTCGCTGGAGCTACACTTAATCCCCCGGACATGGTAAATAGGGGTTGGCAACTTAAAAGGGGAACCACTAATGTTGGGGTCCCTCACACGACCCTAGATGCTTGTAAACAGGCTTTACTGGAGAACGTTGAAGCCCGCGATCTTTCTGCCAATTACACTTGTACTAATATTATAGCTGCACGTGGTGTCTGGACAGCCGACCTTCCACCTCCCCCTCCCCCGCCTCCAGCCGGGGGCATGATGCCTGTAGTTAACGCGGCCAACATCCCAGCTCCTGCCTCGGGCTTCGCCACCGATCGCATCAACAGCACCAGCAACCCAAGCCTCAGCACCGACGGCTCTGGCAATTTCCGCACTGTCTGCGATTTCAGTCACATGGCATTCGATGATCCCATCGTCTACCCGGGCCAGCCGGGTCGCTCGCACCTGCACACGTTCTTCGGCAACACCGGGGCCAACGGAAATTCCACCGTGGCTTCGATTGCTAACACCGGCAACAGCACCTGTCGCGGAGGCACGGTGAACCGAAGTTCGTATTGGGTTCCATCCGTAATCGATACTCGAACTGGTACACCCATTGTACCAATTACATCAAATTTCTATTATAAGAATGGTTCCATTACTCCTGCACGTATTCAACCTGTACCACTTGGTCTTCGTATGATCGCCGGTGATGCAAAGATGGTTGCTCCGGGTGGTATGCACGTAATGAACTGTAATGGTGAATATGGTCCACAAGAAGGTAACGCAATGCCTGTTTGTCCTACTGGTTCTCAGGTTTGGCAGGCCATCGACTTCCCTCAGTGCTGGGACGGTGTGAACCTCGATTCGCCCGACCACAAAAGCCACATGGCCTTCCCGGTGCGCAATGCCTGCCCTGCATCTCACCCCGTGGCGCTGCCCGCCATCAGCTTCATCATCATTTACCCAGTGACGGCGGCAGACGACACGAGCAAATGGCGCCTTTCGTCTGACAACTACAGCACCAGCCTGCCCGGCGGCTACTCGTTCCATGCCGACTGGTTCAACGGCTGGAGGCCCGACATCAAAGACCAGTTCACTCGCAACTGCATCAACCCCAGTAACGACTGCGGCTCCCACATGCTGGGCAACGGGCAAGGTATTTATTAAAAAGACTCTTTAACGAGAACATTATGTCTACTTTTATTTCTGGACAATGGAATGCCGTGTGCGATCGCTGTGGCCTAGAGTTTAAGTCCAGTGAACTTAAAAAAGACTGGCAAGGGTTGATGGTGGATGCCAAATGCTATGAACAACGGCATCCACAAGACTTGATTAAGACTAAAGCAGACACTTCTGCAACTGCTTGGGCTAGGCCAGAAGGTGAGGACACTTTTGCTTTTGCCTGTTATTTATGGAATGAAAGTGCCTATGCCGGTCTGGGCACAGCTGGGTGTATGAAGGCTGGATACACGCCTTTCCCATACCTACAACTACTTGAACTGAAAGGGCCATAATGGCTGACACGAATTTTGTAAATGGAACAGGGGTTGTTCCCGACTGGCTGAATGATGTCAACGACCATGTATATGCCCCCATACAAGCTGCCCCAAGGCGTAGAAACCGTAATGGAGACATGAGTGTCCAGCAGCGTTTGCCTGGAGCATCTGTGGTCGGAACAGGGTACATTGTTGACGGTTGGAAGTTTGTTTCCGTTGGCTCAGTGACAGCCGAGATAGGTGGCTCTACCGAAGTTCCGGCAGGAGAATCTTTTGAAGCATCCCATCTAGTCCTTGTCAACACTCCCAACGCCCTCCCAGCCGCAGCGGATTTTGTGGGCCTATTTACGCACCTGGAGGGCTCCACCATAGCAGGGTTTTTTGGTAAACCCTTCACCCTCAGCTTCTGGGTCAGGTCCCCGAAAGTTGGCGTGCATTGTGTGGCCTTTCGCAATGGGTCTTTTAACCGCTCATATGTCGCCGAGTACATGGTTTCGGCTGCTAACATCTGGGAATATAAAAGCATCACACTCCCCACAGGGATTGATGCAGTGGGAACGTGGGCAAAAGGAGCATCGCTTGGCATGGAGATTTCATTCTGCTTGTCTTCTGGATCGGTTCATTATGGGACGGTAAATACCTGGACTGCTTCTGGTGCCCATTGCACAGCCAACCAAGTTAACGTCACTGACACGACAAGTAATGCTTTTCTACTCACTGGGGTGCAGATTGAAGCTGGACTGGTTCCAACTCCATATGATTTCTTAGACCCCGCTGTTGAGTTGTTCCGGAATCAACGATACCTCTCGAAGTCCTATCAATATAGCACACCAGTAGGGGCGGTTAATAATGAGAAATCACCCGCCGTATTAACGACCACTTCAACCACCTTGGGAACGTGCCACGTCCGATTTCCGGCTGAAATGCGGACTACGCCTACCATGTTATATATAGGCGCATCAGGTACGGCTGGAAAATACGGACCCCTTAACTCTTTTGCAGACACTGGAGATATTTCTGTAGGTCACATTTCGGCAGCAGGTTTTCATCAAGTAGCTGTAACGGGAGCTGCCCCTGGTAATCAATACCAGTTCCACTGGATGGCTTCGGCGGAGTTCTGATGGGACACCTTTGCCAAAAGACATTAGAAAGACGAGACTATGAATGATTACCAAACCTTTATTAACTGGGCAGCAGGTATAGGTATGACTGGGATGGGGTGGTTTGCTCGGCAACTCTGGGACGCCGTAGGAAGCCTCAAAGCTGATCTTTCAGCGTTGAGAGAAGAGATTGCTAAAGACTATGTGCCTAAAAACGACTTTAAAGAGTTTGCTGTAGAGCTTCGTAATATGTTACAGCGTATTTCAGATAAACTAGATCATAAAGTGGACAAATAATGCCTACCTCCAATAACACAATTTGGCAACTGTCGAGAGACGATATCATCAATGCAGCCTTGCGCAAGATTAGTGTTCTCGGGGAAGGTCAAGTAGCAAACGCACAACAGCTATTAGATGGTGCACAAGCTCTTAATGCCTTAGTATCAGAACTTCAGCCCCTTGGGTTAGAGTTGTGGAAACGGGCAGAATTGGATATAACGCTAGTTGCTGCACAAACCAGTTATACTATTGGAATAGGTCAGGCAATTGCTGTACCTTTTCCAACTAAAATCCTACAAGTGATGTCCCAGATGGGAACTACCACTACCTCTAGAGTAGACATGCAGATTAAGTCTCGTAATGAGTTTAACAATTTGCCTATCAACTCAACAGGAACTCCAGTGGCTGTAACATACCACCCCTTCATTAACTATGGTGTTCTGACGGTATGGCCTACTCCCACTGGATTACCTGTTGGTAGTAAACTAGTGATGACCTATCAGAAGCCTTTTGACATCTTTACTTCTGGTACAGAGACAATTGACTTTCCACAGGAATGGCATAACACCCTTATCTATCACCTTGCTGCTCTTCTTGCAGATGAGTATCAACTCCCTCTGGAAGATCGTCGCTGGTTAGAGACTAGGGCAGACAAACGATTGGCTACGGTTCTCTCTGGTGGTAGTGAGGGGACTTCCCTCCTCTTCTATCCGAATGGAAATTAAATGGCTTTCTCAAAAGCACCCTCACAGTCTACATACCAAACAAAATCGTTAAAGCTTTTGTGGTCCCTTTATAATCGCGGTGTTGCTGGTGCAGCCACAGCTTTAGCTACAAATGGCTATTTTGATATTATCAAAGACCGGGTAACCAAAGATGAGGATTACCATTACGTGAAGCGCGATGGGGTAGTACAATACGGAACCGGTCCATCTAGTACAGATATTAGGGGAGTGTATTTCTGGGAGGATCAGGATAAGTTGTACGTTTGTTATGGTACTAACGTAGACATACTCCAGGGCAGTACTGGTACTTTTATTTCCACACAAATCCCGTGGACAACTACTACAGGTGACGTTGGCTTTACTGAATTCTACTATGATGATGGAACTACTAAAGTAGTTGCTAGTGATGGTGTGAATTTATGTACGTTTGACGCTGCTAACGTGGCAATATTGAACACTGACCCTGATTTACCCACCCCCCACCGACCCCATATTGTTTTTTTAGATGGTTATCTTTTTCTTGTAAAAGCGGGTACGTCAGACATCTATAACAGTGAACTGAATGATCCACTTTCATGGGTTCCGGGTGATTTCTTAACGGCTGAAATGCTACCAGACACTCTGCTCAGGATCAGTAGACTAAACAACTACCTAGTTGCTCTGGGAACAGCGTCTGTTGAGTATTTCTTTGATGCTGGTAATGCTTCTGGTAGCCCGTTGCAGCGTAACGACACTCCTGTCAAACAGTTAGGCTTTCTTGGAGGTTTTGCTACCTTCTCTAACAAGATTTATTTCGTTGGGCAAGCTCAGAACACGTCCCCAAGTATTTATATGCTGGAAGACTTTAAAGTAGAGGAAATAGATAGCCCAGCTATCCGTCGAGTTCTCCAGCAACACGGCGCTTTTTATGCAACTATAGTTAGTATGAAGGGCCATGATTTTTACTGTTTTACGGCGGGCTCGGTGTCTTATTCAATGGACTTAGAGACAAAGGTATGGACACAATGGAAATTTAAAACTAACAGTAACTTTCCAGTTAACCATGCAGTGTCTATACCAATTTCTGGTACTGGGCATGTGTCGGTATTTGCTATGTCGGGTGAAACTGGAATATTTTACTTAGGCCCCTCTGCCTATCAAGACTTAACGGTCCCTTTTCCAGTATCTCTTTTGACCTATAAAACTGAGTTAGACACCTTACGAAATAAGTTTATGTCTAGAGTAATCGTCAATGGTGATAGGACAACTGGTAATTTATCTATTTCTTACTCTGACGATGATTATCAAACATACTCAACTCCACGTACTGTAGATTTGACAGAAGAACGTCCCAGTCTATTTAGATTGGGAAAGTTTATAGAACGTGCCTTCTTACTTTCGTATACAGACAATTTTCCGTTGCGATTACATCATTTAGAACTTTCGTTTAACATTGGATCACAATAATGGCTGTCATTTTACCACCCACACCAATTGGGGTTCCTCCAGGACACTCTTTCTGGAACGATTGGTACGAAAAGCTACGCACTATTGTGAATCAGGGCGCGGTGTCTGTTCTTTGGAGTAACATTAATTTCACTGGTAGTAACATCAGTGACTTGGCTACACGCAACCACAGTGACTTGACCTCTCTACAAGGAGGGGTAGCAGCAGAGAGATTTCATCTGACCACTGTACAACATACTAGGGCAACCTCAGTTATCTCGAAGGCAGGTGCTCCTGTCGCAGCAGACATTGCAGCCTCACAGTGGGCAGTTTATAAAAACACATCTTCAGGTGAAGTTCGTTTATGGGCCAATGACGCTGGAACGATGAAATCTGTTTTACTTTCGTAAGGAAATGATATGAGCCAATATAGTCTTGGTGGTGATGGGCCAGATAGTGATTCTGGTGGGGGTATGTCCCTCGGTGGAAGCGGGGAGGGCTTCAACGGTGGTAGTGGTGGCGGCAACGACTCAGATATGGGTGGTGGTCAGGGCCTAGGCTATGGGGGCACCTACGGTGGTGGTAACGATTATGGTGGTGGCCCAGGTTATGGATTGACAGACACCAACGACTTTTTCTTTGGTGGCAATTTCGGGGGTAGTGGTGGGTCAACCGACTATGGTCTTGGTAGCTTGTTTAACGGTAGTAACTTGGGGATGACCTCTCCAACTAACTTTGCTGATGTGGGTATGTCTGCCCCCTCCGTGCCAACGTGGGGTGGTATGATTGGCCTCAATCAAACTAACCTAGGTAAAACAGGACAAGGGCTGGATGGTAATTCTCCTGTAGACGGGGGTGGTTTTTCTAACTCAGACTTTGCTAAACGTCTCCGTCAAATGGGCTTGTGGGCTGGTAGGATGAGCCCCAATGCCAACAAGGCTATGGGGGTATTGGGTGCCGCTGAAGCCATGGGTAGTGGAGAATATGGTCAGGGTTTATCCTCTCTAGCTAGTCTTGGTGGTATGGCAGGCCCCGTCGCTGGCGCACTGGGTATTGGTGTTAATGCCATGACTAATCCTACTCGCACCTACTCAGAAGAGGGTGGACGAGAGGTTACTGTTAACGCTAATGGTATGCCCTCAAAGACCCCTGGACGACAGCTCGCTGATCTGGGTGTCCGTACTATTGCGACTGCTGGTGGCGCCGCACTGGGGGGCCCCTTTGGAGCCATGCTGGGTAACGAGTTTGGCAACTGGGCCAACCGTCAAGAAATGGGGCCAGCAGGACCAACTCCAAGTCAAAACCGCAACACAGAAGGAAACGGCGGTGGACAGTATCAAACCTCCCCACAAGTACAACAAGCTATTGCGAGCATCAAAGACCCCGCTAAAAAGGAACAGGCCCAGAAAGACCCAGTAGGTGCCATCATGCAAGGACTAATGGGTTTGTATGGTGTTAATCGTATGCGTAATACGGCTGAAGGACAGCAACGCCAAATCCAACAGAACCAAGAGGCGCAGAAAGCTCAACTTGAGACTCTAATGGCCCAGTTCAACGGTGGTAAAGCGCCCGCTGCTCCGGCTATGCGTCAGCCCAATTTTGGCGCTATCTCCGGTAAGCTGGACGCTATGTTTGGTCCACGTAGTGGCGTTGCCTCTGAGTTACGTACTCAGCTTGAGCGTAAGGATGCCGCAGCTGGCCGCCGTAGCCAATATGGTCCACGAGAGGTACAGCTGATGGCTGAACTCACTCGCCTGCGTGCTCAGTCTGAACCCGGCTACATGAATGCTGAAGTGGCTGCTGCTAACGCTGCTAACCAAGGCGTCTTTAACATTTACAATAGCCAGCAAC